ATGCGGAAAGGTGGGTTATGACGACCGTATCCATCGGGAAGGTTACTTGTAAGTCTGCTGTGGGATGTCCTGTCAAAAAGTTTTTGACCTGATCGCTGAATGCGGTCACGTCCACAACTTCATAATCAAGACCGACCGCGCCTACACTGTTTGCGTAGGCTGAAAGGTTGGTAAGTGTTCCGCTTGAATTATCAAGCCAGAATTGGGTGTATTTAGTATGGGTTCTTCCCGTGTTAGCTGTCATTTATATTGCTCCTTTTTATGCTCTAATAAACGCACAGGCGAACGTCGCGCCCGTAGCAGTTCCGAAAGCCAGTTGCCAGCGTAAATATCGTCTGACTGTGGCCGTAGTGCCTATTGCAATCATTCCATGCTGGGGGGTGCTTGTTGCGTCAACGCTTCCACTAGTCGCCCCTGATAAGTCAGCAAAAGAACCGTCGGCATTTGTGGCGGCGTCTTGTACTTTGAGCGTTACCGTCCCGTCACTGGAAAACAGATGGTAGACAAATATCCCACCTAGAGCGGTTGCCGCGCCAACGTCATCAATACCAGTGGATGAATTTACATCTTCCTCGAGTCCTTTCGCATGTAACAATCTGCCCCACGGCTTGCAGTATGTAAGGGTTGAAGCGAATGACGCACTTCCTAAAGGCACCGACACAACCGTGAAACCGCCGCCATCTTCAACAGAATAATTAGTCTGTTCAAACTTCCATGCGAATACATGGTCACCTGCGGCAGGTTCGGCGTTTGCGCCCATTGCAATCATTACATTTCGAGTGCCTACGTCTTTTAATAGGGCGTGTGCTCCGCTTGCAGTTGTATCCAGAAAGGCGGAATAAGTACCCGCTGAAATGTTGCCCTTCCCGTTGATTGAGTTCTTGACTCCGTCCGACCAAGCCGCATCTAGCTCTTGGTCGAAATTCCAATCAAGCGCACCAATTGACCGAGAGAAGCCCGAAAGGTCAACCCCGTCAAAATAACCACGTTGATATTTAGGATGTAATCTCATTGACTGTACTCCAGTACTCGCAAACTAAACATGAGGCCCCAGAATTCATTACCTGCGGGGTCTGTAATCACTCCGATATTCCCGATGCTGTTTATCTTCACATCGACCGCGCCCGTAATAGCATCGTTGGAGTTTATCGCTACAAGGATTGCGGACAGTTTCGCCACCAATCCACTAAAGGCGGCAAACGCACCAAGCCCGCCGCCAACCTCGCAAAAAAGGAACACATAATTAAGTGTGTAATTCGTGTTTATCTTTGCGCTTCCATTGCTTCCAAACGTCTCAAAACTCACAGACAAATCAGTCACAAAGTTATCAGGTTGTGGAATAAGAAGCGGGCATAACATAACCGCTGATTCGGGTATCTGGTCGATGTCTTTTATCGTCACGCCTGAGACTGACAGATTAGATATGCTGTCCGCAACAGTGGAGATTGTGGAAGTTATCGCCATACTCTGCGCCTCATATCGTTTATGAATGACTGAGCAAGAGCGGGAATATCACGCGGGGAAAGCACCACGCCCGCACCCGTAACCGTTGCGGATTCGCCTGTGTTCTTTCCAAATCTCCGCATATAAGCAGTGTTCGCTATTTCTAAGGTGTATTGCTTTACCTCGTCCATCGGTTGCCAAGCATAGACCGCCGTGCCGTTCGAGTGCGTGGCCGCCGTGCTTCCATTGTCACCACGCTTTACGGGGGTGATTGTGTTCGTTGATACCGTTGACACGTTGTAAAGTTCTGATTCAACTTTCAAAATTTGCCCGACAACAATACTATGACCAGCCGACGCAGTAAACGCTAAAGTTGTTGTGTCACTAATAGCCGCGCCCAAAGTCCCAACCTGTAACCAGCCTCGCGCCGAGTAATCATTGTGGTATCCCCACACACCCGCGAGACTAAGCACTTGTTCCGCGCTTCCGTCTGAACTGGTTGTCCATGATACGGTTGAAATATCTCGTAATGAGATACACCAATAGGGAGGGCGGTTGCCCTTTAGTAAATAATTTGTGCTGGAAATTGTCAGCGCGTCGCCGTTGGTAAAGGTAGTGACTTCGAGTAAATCACCGTCTAAAATCAAATCTCTGTCAGCGGGAATGTCATATAAACGAGTCTCTACACTCGGGAAGTATTGACGTTTCGTCTCCCTGTCCAGATAACGCGAGGCTTGAGTCAAGAGACTGGTTATAACCGCGTCGTCCGTTGCGTCGGTAGATGCGGTCTGTCCTCTTGCTGTTGCGTAGGCCTTGTAATCTGTAAGGGTAGCGTATTTATTCGTCATTTTTTACCGCCGTTCGCCTGTACCATCGCGTCGTATTTCATCAAGTATGCTAAGTTTTCCTTGTACATTCCGAGTGCCGCGCCTGTGTCATAAGCCGCTTTACCCATCTTTTCAATCAAGACCATCATTTGACTTGCGGCCTGTTGGGAGTTCGTTTGCTTCCAGATATTCCAGACGTATTCGACCATTCCGCCGTAATGCCAAGTCAAAGGCTTCTTTTCTTCGCCGTTCTTTTGCGCTGTGGCGGCGGCAAACTCAAAGCCCCCCCTATCCGCGTAGCGGTTTCCAAACGTTTGGTATCTTTCAGCCTCTGCCAATGCTCCCGCGTATTCTCCGCAGGTCATGGCGGCGGTCTGGTATTGCAGTACAAGACTCTGAGTCTTTTCGTGGTCGGCTTTCTCTATTGCTCTTTCAATTGCTTTTTTTACGTTCGTCAAATTTTTTTCGGAAGATACCCAATCACCATCTAAAATACACACTCTATCGCTAAAGTATTTCTCTCCGAAAGAAAATGCGCCCTCGTACCCATAAAGCGGAACGTCAAATATATTCTTGTCAAGGTACAAAACGGCAGAATCTACGTTATCACCCAGCCGCCCGCGCAAGAACCCGAACCAAAAAAGATAACCGTTCGCCTGATACTCGTACTCACTCGCGGAAAGTTCAACGCCGTAAATTTTGATAACTTCGTACCCTTGCAGGATTGCCAACGCCGCCATATATGCAAACGTTGTGCTGAACATCCTGACACCCGCCAATTCTTGCGCCTGCTCTAGTGGGTAGCGTATCGAATTCGGTACGAGCGGGTCAGCTTCCTGCATGTAGATTGGCTTGCCGTGTTCACGTTGCAACCATTGCCAGTGTTTCGGGTCTTTGGTGTTGTGGCCCTTGTATATCTCTGGCTCGTGCATCTGAAAACAGGCCGTCCAGCGTTTGCACCATTCACTATTTGCCGCTTCGTTGAATACCCAAATATCAAAGGATTGGTCATCGAATGGGGCGAGGTCTCTTGTATTCTTACCGCTTCCTACAATTGCGAGTTTCTTCAATTCGTGCGCTTTCTGGGGAGGGCTTTTACACCCTCCCCACTAATCAAACTAAGTAGCGGACAAGTGAGTCGTCTGCGGGAAGCGTGGGTCGAGTTCAGCCCAAGCCGCATTAAGAGTCACAGTTCCACCCGCATCAATGCCGACAACCATACGGACAAAGCGGGCATCAGCCAACGCACCGTCAAGGGCGGCGGGGTCAACGTCAACCATGAGCATCATTCCATCGGATGAAGTGGTGTCCAGAGAAACGCCCGTCGAAGTTGCGGCGGTGACAGCACCCCAAGTATTCGCACCAGTAGCACCAGAGAGGCGATACTTGAAGGCGATGGCGACCTCGCTACCAGAGGCGGCGGCAGTTGCGGCCTCCATCGTGATAACAATGTTCTGGTCGGCGGATGTGGCGGTTACGACGCCGCCATACCAAAAGAAAGTGGCATGAAGGGCGTTTTTGAGGTCAACAAACGGGGTAGCGTAAGCAGTACCCGCGCTGTCAACAGGAGCCTTAAGGGGAACAATATTCTCCCCAAATACAAAGCGTGCATCTTTCATTTTTTATAATCTCCTATTAAGTCGCGCTACCCAAAACAACGAACGGGCTGGTGGTGTTCGAGCCGTTGGCAGGGGTCAGAGCGGAGGCAACATTTGCCGAGCCGTCCATGCGGGCGATATAGCGGAAAACTTCCTGATCGGTCAAGAATTCGACGTGAATGCTTGAGGCAGACTCAATGCCGCCCTTTTCAAAGACGATATATTCGCCCAAGTCAGCAAGCAGGATGTCACCCGTGGTATTCAACGAGGCGTTGAATTCGGTTTCGATGATGGGCTTACCGTAGAGGGTGCGAACACCTTCGGCGGTGTAACCAGCATACGGGAACAGTACAGCGGTAGAGCCTACTGCAAAGAGCGAATCAAGCTGGGCGGCGCAATCGGGGTTAATGTACCAAGCCGCCTTTGACTTACTGCGGAGGGAGAGGCGTTGCCACATGGCGGAAATGTCCGCGCCCTTGATGGCCGAACCAGTGTCGCGGGTAACGGTAATCAATGCGCTGGAATTCATAATGCCCTGTGCGCCTGAAACGCCCAAGCCGCGATAAATATCATCGTTCATCATGAAAGCCAATTCCTCACGGCTTCCCTGTTCAACGATGGTTGAGAATTGGCGGGCATCCTTCAAGAGTTCGTCAGTACCGTAAACCAATACGCCGTATTTCTTGAGTTCCCATTGCACTTTGCGGAATTTGGGCTTGCTCTTGGTAAGGGCGTCGCCCTCGGCCAAGCGATAACCACGCAGACCACCCCAGCGCGAACCAGTCACGCGGGAAGTCTCGTCAACAGCGAGGATGTAACCTGAGTTGCTATTCTCGCCAGCGGGGATTTTTGAAGCACCCGCATAGAACGGGCCGACTTCGTGAACGGGTTGCATAACCTGACCCGCAAGAGTCGGCTCTAACAAAATGCCACCGTCAGCGGGGTTGCCTTCGCTTGCACCCTGTACGGCCTTCATCGTGCCAATCAAGCGGGCAAGACGGGGGTCAACTTTGCGACCGTAGGAAGTAGTAAAATCCTTCACGGCGCGGGCGTGTTCGGCGAGCGACTTAAATTCGCGGTCGCCTTCGTCGGTCACGACTTGCAGAGTTCCACCAGATGATTTCACAGGCTCAGTTGCGGCAATCGCTTTGGTTGCGCCAGCTTCGGCGGCCTGTGCTAACATCTCTTGGAGTTTGGTTTCTTCGAGTTCCATTGTTTTTACTCCTATAATGTTTTGATTCGATTCAGGCACTACAACGCGTTCGGGCTTAT